GCTGGAATGCAATGAATTCCGCTCTTTCTAGCAATCCACCATCAGCGGAAGACCTAAAAAAGTTAATCCTTATTGAACTCGAAAGGAAGAGACCACGCTCCCCAATGATCAATAAATTTATAATCCGATTGCAAAAGGCGGAGAGGGTCATTATAATGGGGAAGATTATAGAATCTAATCCCAAGAAACAAATGATACCGGTTACTTTGTCCTATGCTTGAAAAGGAAGTTGAGAAGAAAATAGGTAGTTACGCCAAATCGAGAGGTTGCATATACTATAAGTTTTCATCCCCAAGCAACAGAGGTGTACCTGATAGAATAGTAATATCCCCATCAGGGGAGGTTCTTTTTCTTGAACTTAAAGCCCCCGGTAAAAAGCCAACTAAACTTCAACTCCGTGAAATTAATAAGCTGAAAGAAAACAACGCCAACGCTGTTTGGTGTGACGATGTTATTTCGGGGAAACTTCTTATTGATTCAATTTGCAAATGAAGAACCCACCAAACTTTTTTGAGTTAAAGTCTGTTCTCTATAGGCTTAAGAAACCTAAGTTCTACAAGTTGATGAGCAGAGAAGATCGTAAGTTCGTTAAAAAGATGGACACGCTCAGATCCTTTACCCGTAATCAGAAAGAAAAAATAGTTAGAATATCAGATGCAATTCCGGCCCCTTAAACACCAAGATGTAGGAATCGAATGGTTGAAAAGTCGGAATGTAGCCGCACTCTTTGCCGGGATGGGGTTGGGCAAGTCATCAATGACACTCTCGGCACTGGACGATCTTTTTTGTGAGGGTGCCACAAAGGGTGCGCTAATTGTGGCACCGCTTAGAGTGTCTGTATTGACTTGGCCGTACGAAATGCAGAAGTGGGACAAGTTTAAATGGATGAGGATTGCGTTGCTGAGAACCAAGGAGGGTATGCAAGCATGGAAGGACGGCTCCGCTGATATCTATTTGCTGAACTACGAAAGGATACCACAATTCTGCAAGTCTTGCCTTGAGGGCGTTAACAAAGAAGACATGCCTGTTGATACGATCATATGGGATGAGCTCTCTAAGGCTAAATCACATAGCAGCAAACGTATAAACACTATCCGCAAGTATCGGGACCTCTTTGACCGCCACTGGGGCCTTACCGGCACCCCAAGACCCAATGGTATAATTGACCTGTTCTCTCAAATCCGCCTCCTAGATGGTGGTGATCTTTTGGGTAAATCATTCTGTGGGTTTCGCCAGGCTTATCTAAAACCTGACAATGCTTTTTCACAGTTCCCAAAATGGCTAGCACGTCCTGGGGCTGATGAGGTTATAACCGAGAAGCTTTCTGATCTCTCTTTAGTACTTAGGTCCGAGGATTGGCTGGACATACCACCAACAAGCGTTGAGGACATTGAGGTTTCTTTGCCAAAGGAAGCGGCCAAGGTATACAAAGAACTCCAGAAGGAGTTCCTGGCCGAGCTGGAGGATGGGAAAGAAGTGGTGGCGGTTAATGCTGCCGTCAAGATGAACAAACTTTTACAGGTGACCTCCGGGGCTGTATACGATGAGAATCGTTCTGTCGGCCTGGTCCATGACAACAAGATAAAAGCACTAAAGAAGTTTCAAAAGGACAACCCTGGGCCGATCCTAGTGGCCACTGCCTTCAAGCATGAGCAGTCAAGAATCTTGAAATCCTGCAAGGGGGTTGAGCTATTTCGTGAAGATACCCTTGATAGGTGGGTCGCCGGTAAGATACCCATGCTTGTAGCCGATCCCCGATCAATCGGACATGGTGTTGACCGGTTGCAGGACGGTGGCCGTGTAGCTGTTTGGTTTTCCCCGACCTGGTCGAGGGAACTGTATGATCAGTTCAACGCCCGTCTTGCAAGAACTGGTCAAAAAGAGGAGACAAGGGTTGTAAGGATTGTCTGCCCGGGGACTGTAGATGACGCAGTCCTCGAAGCCCTGAGGGCACGTGGCGAGGGCCAAGACGGTTTCCTAGCCGCTGTTAAAAATCTGCAAGATCTCGCAAGAGTTTAGATTTCAACAGCGTCCGCAAAGAATGGATCATTTGCCAAGATGTAGGCGTAAGCCTGAGAGTTAAATGAATTACCTTCTTGCTTAAGAACCTCGTCGGAGAAGTAGGTGTTGAAGTCTTCAACGCCAACGTAGTAATTACGGGTCGCCTGGTGTACATATCCTGAGCCACCGTCCCTGGTTGCTTTACTGATCCATGCTAGAATCCACAAGCGACAGACCTGTGCGTGATAATCAAACTCAGTGGACTGTTTGGCTGCCCAGTATTCAACGGGGACACCGTTTTCTAATGTGTGTTTTTTTAGTAGCGCCATAATTTTTTACCAGTTGAGTGCCGTTATTGTCATATTAATAAAGTTGTTAATGGCAGGTTGAAAACCCACAAAGTTGTACAAACGTATCATCACTTTTTGGTTCGCAGAAACAGGCACGTTAAATTGGCCTGAGAAGTATGCATCAATAACAATAATCTCCTCATCACCAGTTGAGTATGACCTAGACAGATCATTGTGTGTGTACATAAGCCGTGTCCAAGATGACCCGTTATTTAAGGAGTATTGAATTTCCGGTGGCTGCCAACTCGAAGCCTCTTCAAAATCGCAAGTGTAAGTACCTGAGAAGTTCAGAGGCACACTGTCTTTAAGCACTCGGTTTTCAGTTGTACTGCCGGTTGCGTTTCTGCCGTAAAAAGTTAATGCCGGTGATTCATATCTGTAACTGCCAAAACCCCCAATCCCCGTCACCGGCCCTTGTGATACTGTAAGTGTCACGCTTGGCAATGCAGGCTTAGTTAGTGCGTCCGAGGAATACAGGTACACATTTTCATCAACAATGATTTTACTTTGTTCAATTGTCCCATGGATTGTGACATTGTTGAATTCAGCATCACCATTACCGCGAATCCGGAAACCACCACTTCCGCTAACAAAGTTCTGAGATTTAATCACACCACCAGTGCCATTCAGGTTAAACACGGCGGAGTCAATTGTACCCGTTGTGATGTCACCCGCAGATATACTTCCAACAGATAGATCATCGATCACAGCTTGGGACAAGTTGGCCAGTGTGGAAACAATCTCATTGGTGCCAACCTTGTCGGCGGTGATTGCACCTGTTTCGATCTTACCGGCCGTGATAGCATTAGCCGCAATCTTATCCGTGGTTATTGCATCGTCATCAATCTGAGTCGAATTGACTGAATAGTCCCAGGTGCCAGCGTTGTTACGGTAAAGTCTGTAATCATCCGTGGATAGGGTTACCTGTGCCCCCACAGGGTAATCGCCATCTGGTAGTGTTGGAAGCACCGATACAATCTGAATTGGACGGATACCAAGACCGAAGTCATCAGCTTCCAAGACTTTTTGAACGTCTACCCAAGCGGTGCCGCTCCATCGGTAGATTCTATTGCCATCACTGGTATCAAACCACAGAGTCCCAACTGCACCAGGATCGCCCGGTGCAGTTGGCCCATAAAAGTTCCCACCTACAACAGCATTGGTCGTACCCTCAACAGGGTTTGACCAAGCGGAATAAAGAATTATACCTGTGGGTAGAGTTCTGACAGCCCTAACCCTGAAAAATAAAATCTCAGTGTCCCCAAGTCCAGCCAATAGATAGTTGGGTATTTCACTTGTTGCGTCTACTGTAGGTGCCTGACCCGAAAGCGCCTTAGCAGAAATCTCATAAAAGTCGGCACCGGCCTGTGTGTCCCAGTATACTTGCAACGAGCCGTAACCAGATACTACGTTAACGTTCGACGGGAGAACTGGTGTTGCCGCCTCCGTATCACTTTGTGATAAAGTAGTACCAGCCCACGGTCCTTGACCTAAATCAGTTACGGCAGCTACACGGATATACATTGGGGTGTAAGGTACATCCAATGTGAGAGTATTGTCAGTAACCTCTACCGAATCAATGTATGTTGTTAAATTATCAGACCACTGGACAATGAACAATCTCGCGGATCGAATTGCGTTCCAGAGTATCGTGACACGACTTGCATCATTGCTTAAACTGTAGCCAAGGCCATTGACCTTGGGAAGGCTCCATGAGTCGATTACACTCGGGCCAGGTAGCGGAGGTGCAGGGGATTGTGTGTCGTAGTAAAAAACTCTAGAGTCATAGTTGACCCCGGTTATTGAGATTTCTTCTTCACCATTGGTTGAAACATCAACAACGGTTAAAAGTTTGCCTTCAAGGTTTTGCACACCAAATGCAAAGATTGGTAGCTCATGTGTACTAGAAAAATCAAATACACTTAAGTCTATAGAACTTTGGAGCTCAACTTTATAAGGATCACCCAATACTTCTGTTACTATGTGAGGCCCCGAGGCAGCACCTGTTTTATCTTTCAATACCACTTGGTGCACCTCACCAGTTGTGAAGGTAACCTCACTATCAAGTTGTAGTACTAAACCCTGGAAAGCTAACAACCTGCCGCCTTGACCCCACTTTGGTAAATCATGCTGAACAAGTATCAAGTCACCCCAAGTTGGTATGTGACCCTCAAGTCCGGTCGAGAAGGTTACATTCTCTCTATTGTACCTTCGCTTACTTTCCTCGTACATACCTTCGCGATAAGCAATGTCCCTGTTGGTGATACCAGGGAACTTCATTGGCTCTAGGTAATCCGCACCAGAATCTGGCAACGCACACACCAGGACTTCTGATTTCCAAGTTATGGGATCAACGTACTCCGCCTCGATACCATCGTACTCGTTCTGATTGTAGATTTTTATGTCCCATTCAAGTGAGCCGCTTACAATATTGTTTGGGCCAAAAACAGCCGTTGGTATTGTTTTTGATCTCTCTAAAGCGATTGTTATAATCGAGCCCCTTAAGAGTGGCCTCCCACGAACAGCTCTACAAACCGTTGCGGCATCCTCCCAGACGGTCCCTCTAGTATCAAAGGTCCAGTCGAAAGTTCTGCCTTCTGCGTTAAGCTGTTGATCCTTTAAAAGGAAATCATCAAGATCGAAGAACTTATCTTCAGTGACGTTGCCTCCATAGATTGACCTAAAGATGTTGGCCATGGCCCAAACGGCTGACCGAGTTGCGACAGGGTTGGACCATTGTACACCGTTCCAGATTGGCAGTTTACGGGTTGCAAACAAATTGATCTGGCTTCTTGAGCTATCATTAAAGTTATTACTAGCCCGTGCTCTTATAGCAAGTAGTGTTACGTCACCATAGTTGCCAACATTTGGCAAAAAAGCTCTGAGACTTTCCCACTTGATTGTGTTATTTGCCCGGAAGTTAGTGTCCTTGTTATTAGTTCTTCTGGCACGAACCTCATATCTGCCGGAAGGTACTACCTTCGTCAGGGTGTATCTTTGTGGGGTCACAGTTCTCAATGTCTTTGAGAACTGACTTAATACTAGCCAATTCCCAACAGGGTCACCATTTTGATCAATTTGCCGATATTGAAACGATGCAGTTATAGTACGGCTATCTAGGCCGCCCTCATCGTTTGAATAGTTTAGGCCCTGTGGGATAATGACATCGACTTCAATGATGTCAGATGAGCTTTGTGGCCCACCAGCGGCGAAGGGTCCAACCCAACTGTCATATTCAGGCTCATTGGGACCAAACATTTCAATCCCGGCAACCTCGTTAGAAGTTTCAACATTGTCCCTAAACAAATCAACTGTTTCACCTGGCTCGTAGACTACATACTCAGTATCGTCAAAGTTATTGATATTGGTATCCTCAACAAATACATTCTCAATTT